CCCATTTACCGCAAACAAATCGTGGATGGTGAACTGGATGAATTTTACATTTACTTTTCCAAGAACACAGTGGCCCGAGCATCACAAATGTTTTTGATGAAGGGCAACCAAGGCAACGCAACCATTGAACATCAATTGGAAGTGCAAGGCGTTTGCATGGTAGAATCTTGGATAAAAGAGGATATGGAAAAAGACAAATCCGCCATCTATGGCATGAACGATCCAATCGGTACATGGATGGGTTGTTTGAAAGTTACCAACGATGAGGTGTGGAACGATGTCAAGGATGGCAAGTTCAAAGGGTTTTCAATTGAGGGGTATTTCGCCGACAAAATGAAAATGAGCAAAACCAAAAGCGTAATCGAGGAAGTGCGTGAATTGCTTATGGAGTACAAAAAATCTAACACAACCAAATAATAAAGTTTTATGAGTATGAAAGCAGAAACAATTTTAGACCGCATCATGGTGAAACTTGGCATTGCCGAGGAAGTAACTGCGGTTGAATTGGCACAAGTTAAAACCGAAGATGGCCAAGCCATTTTTGAAGCCGATGCCTTCGAGGTAGGTCAAGCCGTGTTCATCGTAACCGAGGATGGCAAAATCGCCGCACCCGCTGGTGAGTTCGTTTTGGAAGATGGCAACCAAATTGAGGTTGATGAAAACGGAACAATCGTTGAAATCTCCAAGAAAGAAGCCGAAATCAAAGAGGAAGAAATCGTTGAGGAAGTGGAAGCCGAAGATGAAATCATCAAAGAGGAAATCAAGGAAGAAATGATGAAGCCAAAACGCACTGTGAAAAGCAAAACCGAAATGGAAGAATCTTACTATTCAAAGCAGATTAGCGATTTGGAAGCGAAGTTTGAAGCCCGTTTGAGCGCATTGGAAGCCGAAAAGGTAGCATTGTCAGCACAAAACGAGGAATTGATGGAAAGGTTGGCAAACGAAGCCGCCCCCCACACCGCATTCAATCCCGAAGCATCAAACGAAAGCAAATTGATTTTCAAATTGGGTGCCAAGCGTGAAGAAACTATCAAAGACCGAGTATTTAACCAACTATTTTAACAACCACAAAAATGAAAAATAACCTAATCAAAACCCATTTGAGTGGCCCTACTGTATCGCCAAATACCTACGCGGGTTTATTTAGCAACAAATACATTGCGGCCGCCCTTTTGTCTGGCGACACCTTGGCAAAAGAACTTATCACATTGCATCCCAATGTGGCTTTCAAAGAAGTTATCCGTAACTACCAAAACTCAATCGACATTGCCGCTGCAACTTGTGATTTCACCGATTCAAGTTCAGTAACATTGGGCGAATATGTGTTGACCACCACCGAGAAGCAAGTGAACTTACAGTTGTGCAAAAACCAATTGCGTACAACTTGGGAATCAGCACAAGCGGGATTCAGTGCATTTGAAAAAATGCCCCCAACATTTGAAGAATTTGTAATTGCACAAACCGCCGCCGAGGTAGCACAAGCTAACGAATTGGGTATTTGGAAATCAAACCTTTGGTATGATTCCGCCTTGGTACCTGGTCAAGATGGTATGGTGGGTTACTTGATTGATAACTCTGCCGTTGTACGCCCATTCGCGGGTGCTACAAACGGAGGTAACGTTGTTGCCCGTTTGCAAGAAGCATTGGATTACTCACCCGCCGCATTGTACGGAAAAGAAGGATACCAATACTATGTTGGCCCAGGTACAATGAAAGCATACCAAGCCGCATTGTCAGCTGGTAACTACAACTTCCAATTCTATGTTGGTGAGAAGCCAATGAACTTCCAAGGTATTCCCGTAACTATGTGTCCAGGTCTTAACGACTACGATTGCGTATTGGGTATGAAATCTGATTTGCACTTTGGAACTGGTTTGTTGAGCGACTACAACGAAGTGAAGGTTATCGACATGAGCGATATCGATGGTTCACAAAATGTTCGTGTAATCATGCGTTTTACTGGTGGTATCATCGCTACCAACCCAACTCAACAAGTTGTAATCAATGTAACCTAATTTGAGGTAAAACATAAACTAACGGGGTGGGCCTAACACCCACCCCTTTTTTTTGAACAATAAAAAATAGAAAATATGCCAACTTGTGGAACATTATTAGGAAGATGGGAACCATGTAAACAATTTGTCGGTGGTTTGAAAGGTGCGTTTTTCGTGCCATTTGAATTTGCTAACCGCGTTACTTTGAACGGAAGTGGATTGGTTACCCTTATTGACAATGGTTCAAATACAACCCCAATTTCAGCACCCTTTTGGGAGTTGAAAGGTTTGTCAACATTGGAAACCGCCGTAATCGCTTCGCGTGATAACGGAACAAACGCCTACGACACGACATTTACTTTGTCATTCAAACCAAGCGGTAAAACTCCAACCACGGGAGATGCCGACATGGATACTTTGAAAACATTGGCACAAGGTAGATGGCAAATCATCGTATGGGACAGAAACGACCAATTTTGGTTGATTGGTGCAACCTTGGGTTGTGATGCCAATGGCGGTACATCTGCATGGGGCGTACAAATGGGTGATGCCCGTTTGAACACTTTGACTTTCATGTCAAGTGAGCCATTGCCACCATTGCCAGTTGATGCGGATAATTACAGCGAAATTACGAGTGTAGTTACACCCGTTGTTGCGGCTTAATTGAGTTTAGTTCATAGGGAAGCCCTCACCATTGGTGGGGGTTTTCTTTTTGTAACAAAAACCCGTTTTTGCGTTTTGTAAATATGCACATCAACGATACAAGCACCAACATCACATTCACTCCATTTGTGGATTTTGAAGGCGTATCAACGGCAACCATCGAAGTATGGCACAAGCCAACCAAAACGATGGTATCAACCACCACCGCTTGTACAAAAAACTTTTCATTTATCACCATGGCATTGCCTAACCTTACTTCAATTGATGCGGTTGCAAAAAACACCGATGAATTGTTGTTTAGGGTTTACGATGGCAATGTATTGATGTGGGAAGTTTTGGGATATTGGATTACGGGAACGACAAACATTTACAATACTTGGAAGCAGTTTACAACGACCGCCCCAGGAACACCGAATTGGAAAACCTTATGAATTTAGATTTTATACAACTTCAATCATACACCGCGCCATCAATTATCGAGCAAAAGAATCGTGATTGGGTGCAGTATGGCGATGATAACAACTATTATCAATACTTGATTGATTTGTACCATTCATCACCCACCAATAACGCTTGTATCAAAGGGACTGTGGATCAAATCTTTGGTAAGGGTTTAGAAGTTACCCGTGCATCGCGTGATTTGCCTGGGTACATCGAGTTCAAAAAACTATTTTCAAACGATGATATCCGTGCCGTTGCCATGGATTTGAAAATGTTGGGGCAAGCATCATTCCAGCTTGTGAAGTCAAAAGACCGCAAAAAGTATGTGATGGCCAAGCATTTCCCACAACAAACACTTCGCCCCGCCAAGTGCAACGAAAAAGGGGAAATTGAAAAATACTATTATTGCCCCGATTGGGCAAATATCAAGCGTAACCACACCCCACAAGAATTTAGGGCGTTTGGGTATGACCAAAATGTAAACGAATGTATTTTAACAATCAAACCATATTCAACGGGTTCGTTTTACTTCGCACCCGTGGACTACCAAGGCGGTACGCAATATGCAAACTTGGAATCGGAGATTTCCAATTTCCATATCAATAACATCATGAATGGGTTGGCCCCATCAATGTTGATTAACTTCAACAACGGGCAACCACCCGCCGAGGTCAAAGACACCATCGAAGCCCAAATCAAACAAAAGTTTGGTGGTTCATCCAACGCTGGGCGTTTTATCATTTCGTGGAATGACGGCAAGGAATCAAGTGCGGACATTACGCCCGTGCAGTTGAGCGATGCCCACAACCAATACCAATTTTTGAGTGGTGAGGCCATGCAAAAAATCATGGTTGCACACCGCGTAGTATCACCGATGTTGTTGGGGATTAAGGATAACACGGGATTCGGGAACAATGCCGATGAAATGAAAACCGCATCCATCTTGTTTGACAATGTGGTGGTTCGACCATTCCAACGAATGATTATCGATGCCGTAACCAAAGTATTGAATTGCAACGGGTACAATTTGAACCTTTATTTCAAGACCTTACAACCTTTGGAATTTACGGATTTGAGTGGCAACATCATTGATGATGAAACCCGCGAGGAAGAAACTGGGGTATCATTGTCAGCCGAAAAAAAAAAGATTGCATTGGTGAAGCCCAATGCGGGTGAATCAAAGGATGATTTTTTGGGGCGTTGTATTCCCATCGTAGTTCGTGAGGGCAAAGACACCGACCAAGCCACGGCAATTTGTTATTCTTATTTTGAGGGCAAAGTCGAGTTAGAAAGTTACACCGATTACCCCGATGGGGCGGTGAGCAACGCCAAGAAAGCATTGGAGTGGGCGGAGAAAAACGGATGGGGCGATTGTGGCACACCCGTTGGCAAAACCCGTGCAAACCAATTGGCAAATCGTGAACCCATTTCCCGTGATACCATTGCGAGGATGGCGGGATTTCGCAGACACCAACAACACAAGGATGTACCATATTCCGAAGGATGTGGCGGATTGATGTGGGATGCCTGGGGAGGTGATGCGGGTATTCGTTGGGCAGAAAGCAAATTAAAGGAGATTGATTTGACCGACATGACCAAGGATGATGAAGATTCTTGGTTGGAACATTTGAAAAGCAAAGGCGAAATAATTAACGCCGATGAGTGGGAATTGATTGATGTGCAAGTAGTTGAGGATGCCGATGAGGAAATGAAATTTTACTTGGCGTATGAAAACCCCAATAAAAAAAGTGATGATGATAAAGGGGTGTACAAAATCCGATATCGTTACGGCCCCGATTTCATATCCGACAAATCAAGGCCATTTTGCAGTGCGATGGTTCAAGAATCCAAAGGTGGTGTAATTTATCGCCGTGAAGATATTATTGCCATGGGCGATGCGGGAGTGAACGGACAATTTGCCCCCGAAGGACAATCCGCGTATTCCATATGGA